CCGAAGTCGGCATGGTGGCCGCGGTGGCATCGGGTGATCGAGAACATCCTGGCCGACGAGCGGACCAAGACGGTCGTGGCCTGCAACCCCGATGACCAGACGCAGCTCTATGGGTTCGCGTGCGCGAGGCCTCCAGAGATTTTGCACTGGGTGTACGTCAAGCAGGCATTCCGCGGGAACGCGGTAGCATCGCAACTCTGGCCAGCAGCTGGTTTGTACCCATGCCCAATCGAATCAATCACCGCTAGCCATTGGAGCCACTCTGCTGCGGGTTGGAACGCGAGCTACGACCCGCGAATTCTCAAGGAGTACCAGCCATGATCCTGTGTGAAAGCGTCCGTCTCGGCGCCGCCATCGAACTCGACCCACGCGCTACCCCGGTGCGCACCATGCCCGGTCGCGTGCTGGTTGACGAGACCAGCGGTCTACTGCACGTCCACGACGGCAAGAACTATTTGATTGTCTGGCCTCCGCCGGGAACTGTCGCCGTGTTGCCCTCTCCCGGAGAAGAGAAAGCGGCGGAGTTCTCGGCTCGGGTGGCCGCAGAAAAGACAAGGCAGGCCAATGAACCCACGCGAAGCGCAACTAGCGATAGCCCTCCGCCGGCTCGCCCAGTCAAGCCGCGCCGCTGAGTTCAGCGCGGAGACCGCGTGCTCTCCCGGCAAGCAGCTAGCGGCGGTCAAGTCGCCAGCCAAGCGCAAGTGCAAGAAGTGTGGTCGGCGCGCCGGGAAGACGACAAGCGACGCCGTGGAACTGCTGTTAGAGGGTCTCCGCGAGCCAATCGTCCCTGAGCTATACGTCAGCCTGACCCGCGGCAACGCGAAGGAAATCCTTCTACCCATCCTAACGCGAATCAACGAAGAGTACAAACTCGGATATCGCCGGGTCGGGGACGCTGATTTTGTTTCTCCCATCGGAGTGGCCATCCAGCTTCGAGGCGCGAACGACGTCAAGGACATCGAGAAGATCCGCGGCCACGTGTTCAAGCGGGCGCACATCGACGAGCCGGGCTCAATGCCAGATCGGATCATTCGCCCCCTGGTAGTGGACATCATTCAGCCCACGTTGATGGACTACCAAGGACCGCTGGTGCTGAGCGGAACGCCTCCGCCCCTGCGCCATGGGTATTTCTACGACTGCTACGCCGGCAAACTCAAGGACAACTGGGAACAGTACCACTGGACCGTGCGGGATAATGAGCGCTTTCCCGCCAAGGTGCGCGGCTTAGACATCGAAGCAATCCTTGCCGAGATTAGACGCGAAAACGCATGGGGCCCTGACGACCCGACGTACCTACGGGAATACGAAGGGCTCGACATAGAAGATCGCAAGAGTCTCCTTTTCGAATACCAAGCCGGCCGAAACGATTACGACGAACTACCGAGCGGAGATTGGACCTACGTGCTGGCGTGGGACCTGGGAGCCGGGTCAGAAAACCAGGAGCAAGACAAAGAAGGCGACCCGATGGCCCTGGGGGTCCTGGGTTGGCGTCGCGGTGACCGTGTCGTCTACTTGGTTGAGGAATGGGGAGAGACCGGGGGCGACGTCACCAGTGCTGCAGGGGCTGCTCATCGCATGGTGGATCGCTATCACCCGCAGAGCATGGTCATCGACGAGGGCGGGCTAGGGAAGCTCATCGCCAACGAGGTACGCCGCCGCCATCTGCTGCCCGTCAAGGCAGCAGAGAAAACACAGAAGGGCGCTTTCATCAAACTCTTCAACACGGCCCTGCGCCGCGGGGAATTCCTCTGCCGCTCCGACTCGGTCTTTGCCGAAGAGACAGGGCTCGTACGTAAGGATTTCGCCGCTCTTGCGCAAGGCCAGCTGAGAGAATTGCCGACGAGCAAAGGCGGATTTCACGGCAATGCTACCGACGTGGCGCTGTACGGTTGGCGGGAGTGTCGTGCATTCATGGAGCAGGAGCAAGAAGAACACCCGCCGGGCTACCGTGAGCCGAGCGATCACCTCAAGGCGGTGATGGCCGAGCAACGGCGCACGAAGGGGCGCGACCCGCTAGGGGTTGCGCTTGGGTTCGAGGATTAGGGCTGCTTGCCGTCCGCATCCCGCTTCGCGATGGCCTGGGCGATGCGGAGCGCGAGATAGGGATGCACAGGAAGACCCCCAGCCGCCGCCTTGATGCTCTGGCGAGCACACTCGAAAATTCGCGCTGCCCCTGACTTGTTCTTGGCCGCGATGATGGCCTTGAGGCGGTTTTGGTGGGTCTCGGATAGCGGTTGGTAGTTGAGCATCGGTGACCAGCTAACGCCAATCTAGGCCACAATGTCAAGGAGTTGGTGCAAACGGTGCGCGTTTTGCCTTACTTTGGGCGTATGCGCGTGGGCCAGCTTCGCAGCCTCCTGACGACTCTACGGGCTGCAGGCGTGACCGAATACGCGGCCCCATACGGCAAGGGTACGCTGACGCTCAAGCTAGCCGGCGGCTTCGCTGAGTCGCTTCCTGCAGCGAAGAGCAAGGGCAAGACCGAGGCAGCTCCTACCGAGGACGAGCGCTTGCTGAAGCATCTCACGACGCCGGACGCGCAGGCCGCGCTGAAGGCACTTGAGGTCCCCGCGGAACAAATGGCAGAGGTATTGCGTGGCCTCGCGTAAGCTGAAGGTTCCCGGCCGCAAGACGATGCGGCTGCCGTACCGAATGGACGGCTCCGGCGGCAAGCCGGATGCCATGAAGGACCATGGGCGTTGGTGGGCGTGCAAGACGCCCGAGGATTCCCGCGCGATGGCGTGGAATTGCTATGACCTGCTGTACGCGACGCACACGACCCGCAACGCCAGGGACGCGCTGCACGTTGGCCTGTACGATGGCGAGCCGCCGTTGTGGCTAGGCTCGCTGGTGCCGGGCTCGCCGCTGCTCTACCAGGCGTCGAGCACCATGGACGGCTACACCAAGGCGCGCGCCAACCTGATTCGCCGCTGCGTCGATACCGGCGTTTCGATGATCGCAAAGAACATCATTGAGATTCGATGCGTGACCGACGGTGGGTCTTGGGGGCTACAGAAGAAGGCGCGCCAGCGGACGAAGTTCATCAACGGGTTGCTGCGCGAAATGGATTTCCACACCGCTCAGCAGCGCGGCGTGGTGGACGGCATGTTGACCCGCATGGGCGGTATGATCAAGCCGTGGATCGACTGGGAAAATCAGACGATTCGCTGTGACCGCATCCACCCATCGAACTTTGTCTGGAACGAAGGCGAAGGCCAGCGGCCGCGCACGGTGTACGAGAACACACCATGGTCACGCAGCGAATTGATCGGGCGCTGCCCGAAGATGAAGAAGGAAATCCTGGACGCTCCACAGAGTGTGCGCCCCGTGAATCAAGCCTACCGTCGTCTGCAGGAGAACGAAACGCTCGCCGATATGGTGGACGTGTTGGAAGCCACGCACCTCGGGACGGGCGACAAGAACCCCGGCCGCAAGATGGTGCTGCTCAAGAACTGCATTCTCGACGACGATGCCCAGTGGACGCTTCAAAATTTCGGGTACGCGCGCTTTCGCTGGGACGACGCCGACAAGGGCTGGCAGTGCAAGCCAGCGAGTGACACGCTCATCGGATACCACTATCAGATCGGGCGGCTCATGCGGAAGATTGACCGCGGGCAGTCGCTCGCGTGCGTGCCGCGCGTGTGGATCGAGCAGGGCTCCGAGGTGTCCGAGGACGAGTTAACGAACGAGATGGGAGGCGTTGGGCACTACCGAGGGACGGCGCCGCAGATTGCGACCGCGTCGGCATTCCCGCCCGAGGTGTACCACTATCTCGACTGGCTTTTCGAGCAGGGGATGGCGGACATTGGCTTCAACCAGATGCAGTCGCAGGGGCTCAAACCGCCCGGCATCGACGCCGCCGTAGCGATGCGTGAGTACAACGATACCGGGACTGCACGCCAGATTCCGAAGGCACAACGTCTTGAGCGCCAGGCCGAGGACATGGGCGAGCTGATCATGTACCTGGGCAGCAAGCTCGCCGAGAAGGATTCGAGTTTTTCCATCAACGCCCTTGGCGCGGGTTCCTACGACCACGTGAAGTGGTCCGAAGTCGAGGGCGATTCGCGAGATATTCGCGTGCATTCCAACCCTGTGAGCGCGCTTCCCTCGACGACGTCGGGGAAGATTCAGACCGTGACCGACCTCATCAAGGGCGGTTTGCTGCCCCCCGAAGAGGTACAGGGTGGGCTCGCGCTGAAGCTGCTCAACTTCCCCGACTTGGAGAAGGTCATCACGATGGAAACGGCGAATCGTGAGCTGGCCGAGATGCAAGTTGACCTCGCGCTATACGAGGGGAAGTACCTCGCGCCCGAGCCGTACCAGTCGCCCGGTGGCCTGAAGCTGCTCAAGACGCTTGCGTGTCGTCAGTATTTCGTGGCGTTGGGCCTTGACGGCGTACCCGAGCGACACATGGACCTACTGCGCCGGCTGATGAACGAAGCCGACGCGCTCGACCAGCGGCTATCGGCGCCCGCCGCCGCACCGGCGATTGAGCAGCCCATCGCCACGCCGCCGCCCCCGGCTAGGCCGTTGCTCGAACAGTCTCCCATCGCGCCTCCCATCGTCCCAAACCGCGGCGTGCCCGGGGGTGAGCCGATGCCAGTGCAGGCACCCGGAGGGCCGCAGTGATGAAGGGCCGCGCGCGTCCGTTACCGTTGCCGTTTACGGGGCGCCGGGAACGCGTGCTCCCAGTGGAGTTCGTCGAACTGCGCCCGCCCTTGACCGCCGATGAGCGCGAGAATATCCGAGCCGCGCTCATCATGGAAACCATGGAATTCGAGAGCGACAAGCAAGAGGAGTTCGCCGATGACTGACGAAGAACGCGAGAACGTGCGGGCCGCGCCGCAAGCGCCGCAGTCGATGTTTGGGATGGGGCGGAGCTACTAATGCCGAGGCGCGGCCGTCCCAGCACTGACGTTTCCACTCGCCCGCCGTCTCCGGCCTATCGCGCGGGCCATGAGGCAACGTTCGGCCCGCAACCCCCGCACCTGGGCAAGCGATTCGCGCATACACGCTTGGTCGTGAGGACAGACCCCGCGACAGGGCAAACGACAATCCAAAGGAGCACAGATGCCTGACCCGACCCCAGAAGCCGCCCAAGCGACGACCGCGGCACCCGTGACCGATACTGCAGCGCCGGTGAACCAGACGCCTGACGCCGCAGCCACGACCGACACGACAGCGCCCGCCCTGCCCAAGGCTCCACGCACGCCAAGCCGGGGCGAACGAGTGCCAGCATTCCCGCGCCCACGCGGTCCAGCGGCGGCCCTAGAGCGCGCCCGAGTCGCCTTGGAAGCGCAGGAAGCGGCGGCCAAGGTCTCGGAACCAGCGAAGCCCGCCGAAGAGGTGGAACCGGCCAAGCCTGCGGATGCGCCGGCCGCGGCTGAGCCTGCAAAAGCCGCCGAAGAGAAGCCGGCCGAGCCCACGAAGGAGCCAGAGAAGCCCGCGGAGAAGCCGCCTGAGCGCATTTCGAAGGGCCTCGCCATACTCGCGGATCGCGAAGCTAAGCTGCGCGTGCGCGAGCAGGCCATCAAGGCACAGATGGCGGAGCTACAGACCAAGCAAGCGCAGGCCACCGCCGACCCCGACATGGTCCTGGTGAAGTCCGTCAAGGAAGCGCTCGCCAAGGGCGGGCGTGGTGCCGCGCTCAAGGTGCTTGGCATCGACTTACGGACAGCCATCGAGGAAATGTCCCGCGAATACACAGAGCCCACGCCAGAAGACATCGCCCGTAGGGTGGCGCAGGAAGAACTCGAACGGCACGCCAAGACGCTCGACGAACAGCAGAAGGCCACCGCGGCCAAGGCGGCCGAAGCCGAACAGGTACGCGTCCAGGTGGCTCGCGAGGAGTACACGCAGAAGGTCGGTCACGAGTTCGTCACGTCTGCCGATGAATTTCCCTACTTGGCGGCGAATGAAGTCCTGG